TTACTTCCCGTTTTAGAAGAATCGTCATTTTCTTCATCCCTCCTAATTTACTTCTACTATTTAAGCATCATGGAATTATCGTGGTATAGATAAACTACTAAATTCATCTTCATAGATATTCCAAACTCCTTCGTCACCCTCTAGGTCTGCCGGTTTTTGTTCATAACCAGTCCAAGCAAGCCACATCTTCTCTTCTTTGACAGGTAGGACTCTAATATGTAGTTTCGTTTCAAACTTGTTTCCTTCTAAGAAGTATTCATGATAGCCGTCTCTTTGTATTCCTAACTTGACAGTGCCTTTATCTAGAGTTGTTTCCTTATCAATTGTTTTAGCAACCTCGGCAGGATATTTTCCAGCCTTGCCAAATAAGTCAAATATCTCCTCTTCATTCTCAGTATCTACTAACCAGTTGATACTCTCATCACCTAATTTCATTACTATGTTTAAGTTGTCATCTTTTCTTACATAGATAGCAAACTCGCCTGTTTGGTATTCTTTAGGAGTTTTATACTGCTTTTGTATATCACTACCAGTAATTATTTTTGTAGGGTCTGCAAATAATTTATTGTTACTAAAATTAAGCCCATCTCTTTTAACGGCCCAGTCCTTTAAGTCGGAATATTGTGATTCTAATACATCTTCATACAAAGATGGATGTTTAGTAACTAAGAAGTTATGAACCTCTTTTACAGACTTAGCACCCATAGACTTTAGATGATTAAAGATAGCAACAAATAATTTAGACTTTTTAGTTTTCATTATTTCTTCTACTTGTGATTTCCACATATCAATATCTAATAGTGCATTCTTAGACATTAGATTGTTTTCTTCAAATCCATAAATAGTAAATCCATCTAACTCAGACTTAACAATAACAGTGGTTTCTCCATGAATATGGTCGGTCAATACTATTCCTTTTTTTAACCCTTCAATAGAATAGTTAAGTGATTTCTTAGTATCTTGTGATAGTAATTCAAGAGTTACTAACTTGTCCGGTTTATCTACTTCCGGCACTTCTATTACTTTAGCAGAATATAGAGTATATCTATCCTCGGCCTGTTTTACCTCATCAACCTTTACTCTAATTATACTACCAATATCTACATTTACTTTAGTATTCAGAGCCTTTCCTACATTCATATATTTATTTCCTTGAAACTCTTGAATGTGCTTTCCTTCTTCTTCAACGGGGCCAATACCCAAAGTATAGGAATACAAATTACTCTTAGTCTTAGATTTATCTAATACTAATACATCTAAATCTACAAACTTCTTCCACTTAATCCATTTAGGATTCTTTCTTGTACCTACATAATAAGTAGAAGTAGCATCTTTAATTACCACACCTTCTGAAGTTGGCATCTCCATTATCTTCTTAGAATACTCTTCAATATCCTTTAGATTATCTGCTTGTCTAGTATCTTTCTTTGATGGAAAGTTTAGTAAATCCGAAGAGTGCATAGAATAGTTGTTGAAAAGAATAGTCATTCTATCACTTAATTCTTCATCTAGTAGATTCTGTTCATTGTGTCGCATAATGTCAAACACATGACATTTCAATGTTGCATCTTTGTATTTATTCTTGAATACATGAGCAATAGTATCTGCTCTATGTAATGCTTCTTCTCCATCAAATAAAATTAATTCTGCATCTAATATACAACTTCCGAATTGTTTTTGTTTTAATTCAGAAACAATATCTTTGCACTTATCAGTAATGTCTTTTTTATTATAGGAATAAATCTTAACACTATTGTCAATCTTTTGTAGTTGTATTCTCATACCATCGTATTTTTCCTGTACGAACCAATCCCCACTAAATCCTTTTAATTCATTAATATCTTCAATATCAAAGATTCTGTACATTGGTTTGTTTGGTACGATGAAATCCGGTAGTGCCTTTTCTTCTTTTGATTTTTTAATTGAATTAGATTTCTTAGATTCTTCTGTTTCCTCTAATCCATCTATGTCTTTTAATTCGTCTAAGTCATTCTGTTCATATCTAGACAACATTAACAGTTCTAGCATATCCATTGCAGTTTTAACTTTGGCTTCTACTTTTTTAGAATCCTTTCCATCACCATAATGTTCTATTATGTATAGGGCGACATCGGCTGGTTCTAAATCTAATCCCTTTAGACCAACAGTAATATCATCTACATTCATATCTTTAATTGAATAGACTTCTCTAGGAAGTGCCTTATCGTCGTGTCGTAAAGCATAATGTACAAACTTAACCATGTTCTCCGGACTTTCTAATAAAGACTCTAACACCTTTCCTCTAAATCTTTTAGCGAATGGGTCGTCTACTAAATCAGAAGAATATCTTAGAGCCTTTATTCCTTCATAGAGTCTTTTGGCTTGATTAGATAGAGGGTCTTTGCTTTCTTTAGAATCCAGTAATTCTTCATCAACATAATCCTTTAACTCATTACTAGTCGCATCTATTTCTTCAAAAGAAGTTTTTACCATTTCAATAGCATTTCTCCAGCGACCCCCATATTCAGAAGGGTCTGCTCTAGCGGAAAGATATGCTACTCTAACCTTTTCAAATAGTCGAAGTATTTCTTCAGAAGGTTGCTTATCCTTCTCAATGGTACTCAACTTCATGTGAGTCACCGAATCAATAGCCTTGACTATCCATATAATTATCAAATTCTCTAATAAAAGAAGAACTTTCTTGCAATGTGGCTACAACATTATTTGGAATCTTAGCCATTTGTAGATAACTATTTTTGTTATTGTATGCCGTGCCAGTAGTACCATACTCCATATCTTTCATAAAATTCTTGATATGATTAGCCAATTGTCCATAAGAAAAGTCTTGATTATATCCACCATCCATTGCTACTCTGCCTCTTTGCCTAAATCTAAAGTAGCCAAAATTAGGATGAGTCCTTGCTCTTTCTGCTAATTGTCTCTCTACATCACGGACATAAGCGTTAGCCCAGTCATTGATTTTTTTATTTCTCTCCGGAGTATTCACCTCTCCTTCCTTTAGTTTAGGAGGCAATTCCATCTTTAGAAGATTAGACTTCTTAATTTTGTTATCAGTAGTTTGTCCACCAAGACCATATCCGGAATGAGTACCAGTATTGTTTTCTATCTTAGTCTTATCATTTTCAACTTTAGGCTTGCTAACTTTAACATGTTCCGAATCATCTTCTTCGGGTAGTCTATTATTTTCTAGAGATAGGGCTAACATCTCCTTAGCCTTTCTAGCCTTTTCAATAGCAAGACTTACGATTCTTTCTTCTTTAGTTACTCTCTCCGGCATATCAATTCCTCCCCTCTTCTTCTAATAATTTATCAAAGGCTCTCATTCTTTGTTGTAATTCTGCCCTAGTTTTTGGAACAGGAAGCATTCTCATTTTATCAAAGGTTTCGTTTAGTAATTTCACATAAGTTTCGTATTCCACTTCCGGCCCCGAAGTTTCTCTTCTTATGACTTCTTTTTCAATATTATAGTAATCCCAAGTCATCAATTACCACCTGCCTTCTCTACCATCTTATGAATATCCGACCAGTCTAAACTACTAACATCAGTCACACTAGAACCTAGTGAATTATCTATTACAGGCACTGGAGTTTCAGCGACAACATATCCCGACTTCATTAATAGATTATCTTGAGAAAATACTGCCTTTTCTAGAGTTTCTATTTTATTACTCAATGCTTTGATAATCTCTAATAATTCCTTGTTAATTGATTCTTCTTCTGCCATACTAATCCTTCCTTTTCTTTTGTGGATATACTAAATCTCTTAATTGACGATAGAGCAATTCATACTCCTTACGAAGTTTGGTAGCAGTAGCCACTATGTCAATGTTGCGTTCATCCATAGACTTCATCTTTTTATTTAATTTCTTATCCGATTTAGTAAATTCTAATTCAGATAATACTTCAATTAAATCTCCTAACTTAGTAAAGTCTTGTCCGAAAAACTCGGTTGGTTCAGCAGATTGTAGAGTCTTTTTTAGTTTCTTTCTAGTTTTAGCATCTAAGTTATCTAGTAGTTTCTTTGGTGGCTCACTTAATTGTTTGAAAACAATTTCCTTTCCTTCTTCATAAAAATCCCAAGTCATTCTTCTTCACCTACTTCATTAATTACAGGTACTTTCAATCCCGCATAAGAATCTTCTATTTGTTGGAAACCTGCTCCTACTTCTTTTCCAGCCTTGAAATCTTCCGCCCTTCTTCTTAGTTTTTCAGCGAGTCTTTTTGCCTCACTATCCTTTTCTGCGCTTTCCAACTCTGCAATTCTTTTATCTGCAAATTCCTTTGAACCATATCTACCAAATTCATAATTCTTGAAATCCTCTTCAACCGTTTTTAGTTTAGTTTCAACCTTATCCAATTCTTTAGTAATTATGAAAGTAGCATTCATTGCATTCTCTAAATCATTATCAGTAACTCCCACTACTTTCTTCGTATCTATGGCTACTTTCTTTTCTTCGATACTTTTTTCATCCATCGTAGTCTTTTTAGTTAGTGGAACCAATAAAGAATCCAAATAGTCCTTTAATTCGGAATTACTTACGGTTCCTAGTCTTTTCAGAATTTTATTAATATCTCTAACTTCATCCTCTAATTCTAACAAAGTAGAAATAGCAATTCCCAGTGACCTTTCTAAAGCATTATATGCTTTTTTGCTCTTTTCCATTGCTTTTATTTTTTCATCTAAAGCCTCTAATTTAGACGGAGAAGCCTCATTCTTATCCTGTTCTAAGAAGCGTTCTCTAATTGCATCTATTTCTTTATCGGTCACTTTAGTTAGTTCTAAAAATCTATTAGTATAATTTATTACATCTCCAACTTCATCAGAATACCTACCAATATCTATAATTTCATTATTTAGGTCTGCTAGTTTCTCTTTTTGAAGTTCTATCATAAACTTCAATCTAGTTTTAACCCTTCTAACTATCGCCCCTTTCTTTTGTCCAGCCGCAGAACGCATATCCTGTAGTATGCCTTGTAACTCAACAAGTTTATCTTTGTCAATATTTTTGTTTGACATATAGTTTGATATTTGAGTAATAGTCCTTGAAATCTCTCTAGCAATAATGTCGTCACTACTGGCCTGTAAATATTGTGTTAATTCATCAATCTTATCTGTGCAAGCATCTCTATTTTTGATTGCTTTATCAAAGTCTTTACCTACTTTGATTAATCTTTTGAGTTGTCTTTCTATTTGATTTTCCTTTTTACCTAAATCCAAACCTAGTAGTTTTTTCCTCAAGTTAAGAATGGATTTAGAAAACTTCTTTTTTCTACCAGCAGTACCAGCAGGAGTCTTCTTGTAAGAATTAATATGTAGATTAGTTAAAGCATCCAATAAAGTCATATTCCCATTGCCATCTTCTATCGGAAAAGTTTTCTTTAGTAAATCCAAAGCATTGTCTATAATTGGTTGTACTTTCATGTCCGGTTTTCTACTTCTATCTACCATAGTCTGTGTTTCTTTATCCAGTCTTTTTGGTGGCTGGAGTGCTACGAAAACAGGCTCTCCCTTAACCGTTTTAATGTAAGGAGAAAACTCTGAATTACTTACTAGAAAATCGGGGTTATTATCGAATCTTCTCAAAGCATTAAGAATAGTGTTGGATTCTTTCTCTCCTCCTATTCTGTCTATTTGAGAAGATTCTATGCTATATCCACTAGGCGTTTCATCAGACTTTCCTACTTTCTTAACTTGCAAATCTCTTACTATTTCATTTAATACTAATAAAGAATCTGAGAAGTCATCTAATTCATTATATCTTCTAACAAAGGGATAGTAGTCAAAGGTAGTGCTAGGGGCAAGAGTTTCCCTTTCTTCTTCCTTTACTTTTTTCTGCTTTCCCTCTCCTAACTTTCTCTGTTCGGGTCGTAAAAGAGCAGTAATATCTTGAGTATCTTCTTCCTCTTCTTCAGCCTTTTCGATTAGCCTATTGTATAGAGTATAGTTTGATTCAGTCATATTGCTTTCCAATGATTTTACAATCATATCATTAGGAACCTTTCCTACTAACCTACTAGTAACCTCATCTAAAGTAGCCAACTTTAGCAATGAAGTGAAATTAGACAAAGTATCACCTCAGAATGGAATGTTTTCTTTTCTTCCTCTTCTCTTAGATGGAGGACTAATAACATCGGGGATGTCATTAGAAGCAGGAGTTGCCTTATGTGTAGTATCTCTAGGAATACCTGCCAAGTCAAAGTTTCTTTCTTTCTTAATTTGACTGTTAGCATTAGCATTCAATGCTTTTACTTTAGCCAATTCTTTTCTTAGTCTTATTTCTTTTTGTCTCATATCTTCTGCCATTTTACTCACCTTGTTGTGTAAGATACATATATATTGTATTTTTCTAAGTATTCAGCAATTACCCCTTTGAATTCCTCTAATGCTTTATCCTCAGATTCTAAATCTTTTTTAAGTAAATTAAAAGCCCTACTAACCAAACCTTCTGCTTGCGCTATCGAAATATTAGGGTTAGGGTATTCGTCATCTTC